TATATTTTTTATATTTTTTATTTTTTTTATTTTATTAAAAATAAAATTTAAATCAGAATCAGATTCAGATTCATTTTCAAAATTTGGATTGTTATTATATTCGTGTGAAGTATCGTGACCGTGCTCTGTTACACGCAATTCATTTCCAAAACTAACACGTTTGCCCTTTCCCGTATTTTGTTCTACCAACATTTCAGTTTTATATTTCACAAAATTCGAATTGAATGAAGAATTTGGATTTGACTGTGGTGGTGGTGGTGGTTGAACCGATGAAACAGAAGTTACATTCGTTAACTGTTCTAACTCTCTTTCTCTCGATGCAAGTGTTTCCGCTAGTAAACGTTCCATATCATCACCTATCGGTTTATCATAAATATCATCTGTGAAATTAATTTCTTCGGGTTTTTTTAATGTTATAATTGAAGCCATTTCTTCTTCCTTTTTTTTTAATTCCATATTGAATGAATTTTGACGCTCTTTCTGTATATCTTCTGCTCGATATATTGTTTCTAGTTGCGGTGGCATTTGTTGTTTTTTTTGATATATGGGTTGTTGTTGTTGCTGTTGTTGCTGTTGTTGCTGTTGTTGCTGTTGTTGCTGTTGTTGCTGTTGTTGTTGTTGTTGCTGTTGTTGCTGTTGTTGCTGTTGTTGTTGTTTCATATTTGGGCTTGATTTCATCGTTTCTATTTTTTTACAAATGGTGATTATCGCCTCTTTATTCATACCATTCAAATCCGTGAGTTGATTTGATTTGCGGTATGATTCACACATATCTCTAATGATTGTCTCGAACATTATTTGAATGTTTTGAACTTGGATGTCTGGTATTCCGGAAAATTTTCCTCCTCCGTGTAAAACACTCCATAAAAGCGCCTTGTTTTCATTGCTTGAAAAATAATTTACACTTGAATTTGAATTCATTTTAAAGTAAGTAACAGTAAGTATCAATTATTTAATGATAACGCTTATTCTTTATTATTTATTATTTTTATTTATTATTTCATATAATTTTTTATATAACAAAAAATACATAAAAACAAAAGTTAATTAAATCATATAATTAATTTATTTACATAATATATAAAAATGGTTAAAGTTTTTTTAAATATGATTGTTAAAAATGAAGGTAAAATAATAGAAAGGTTACTTGAAAGCTGTTTAAAAATAATTTCAGGTTGTATTATTACTGATACAGGATCAAGTGATAATACAAAAGAAATAATTAAAAGTTTTTGTATAAAAAATAACATGTATTGTGAAATAAAAGATGAAGAATTTATAAATTTTGAACATGCAAGAAATAAATCATTAATGCATGCTCGAAACTCAGAAGCTGAATTTGATTATATTTTATTATTGGATGCAGATCATAAATTAGTAATACGTGATAATTTCGATTTAAATGATTTAAAAGAACCGGTTTATTTACTTAGTCAGGGCAATGATAGTTTTTTTTATTCAAATATTAGAATAATACAAAAAAAAATAAATGCAAAATATATTGGATGTACTCATGAATATTTATCTCATGATTATGGATCTGTCTTTTTAAATACTTTATTTATTAACGATGTAAGTGATGGTGGATCTAAAAGTGATAAATATAGTAGAGATATTAAACTATTAACCAAAGGAATTGAGAATGAACCAGCAAATTCAAGATATTATTTTTATTTAGGGAATAGTTATAGGGACAATAATCAACCCGTGGAAGCTATAACACAGTATGAAAAAGTGATTGAATTAAATGGGTGGTGTCAAGAAAAATATTATTCATGTTACAACATTTTTATTTGTTATTCGACAATTGGAAATGTGGAAAAGGGATTATACTACCTAACTAAATCTTATTTATATGACGATGAGCGGCCAGAATGTATTTATGAGTTGGTGAAATATTATTGTGTAAAAAAAATGGATAAAATGGCACTTAAATATTATGAATTAATTAAAGACAAATATGAAAGTATCGTTTTAACTACTACATTTCAAGATAAATTATTTTTTAATGCTAGCATTGCATATTTTTATTTTCCGTATTATCTTATTATTTCAAGTATCAATACTCAAGATTTTAAAACTGCAAATTTTATGTATGAAATTATATTCAAAAAAAAACAAAAAAACATAGATAAATGGTTCATTTCTAATTTAATATCCAATTACGACTTTATTTTAAAATACAAATTTACCACGATGGAATTGAAACATGATACATCTTCATATTTAGATGATTTATATAAATATGTTAATGACTATAGTATCACACATAATTATGATATAGACGAATTTCAAAGCAGAAAGAGTAATCATGTTGCTAATATTTATGATAAAAATTGATAAGATCAAATATATCAACAGTTATTGATTATAGTAACTTACAAAAAATATTATATAAAATTCCTAATGAAGTTGTTTATGCGGGCGGTTCTTGTTTAACGCATAATTGGTTGGATGTGAAAAGTGGTATTGATAAAATTTACAATATACCATTTATACTAGGAACATCTATTATCTTAAAAAAAAAAGGTGTTGATATAATTTTAGAAAATAAACATTTACTGCCTACTACAATTATTGATGATTTCGCAATTGCCATTCTTTTCAATAAATTAGGCCATAAACCATTTGGATTTGATAGTTACTACCGTTATAATTTAAATCATTCAATTTCTGATATTATTTTTTATAGAAATAAAAATCATAATAGAAATATATTATCAACATGCAAAATATAATTGAACAAATAATGCATATAACAAATAATGTAGATAATAAATAAACTACTTGAAAATCAAATTAATGTCATCATTTTTAATATAAAATAGTTTAGAAAATACTCTGTTTTACACTCTTGAATGTGAATTATACTTTCAACGAAATCTATGAATTTAGAATTTATATATTGAGAATGATTTCTTATTATATAATTTAAAAAATTCTTAATCATGTTTCTACGATCAATATTATAATATAAACTAATTTCATTTATTTTTAAAACAATAACACTGATTTTTATTTTTGTTTTTAACATTACTATTAAATTTTCCCAAATATCATTCGTAATCACTCTACAATCATGTATATGATGTTGATTTGATTGCATATAATTTATCATACTTCTAATATCAGAATTAAAATGACGCTGTATAGATATTAAAACACTTTCATTTGCATTTAAGTTTTCACATATACTAACCTTTTGCAAAAATGAAATAATTTTTGTCTCTGGTAACTGATTAAAGCGCATTCTGACAAATTCAGTTTGTAATGCCTCATCAATTCTACTTATATAATTACAAATTAAACAAAAACGAACATTTAGTGTATTGTTAAAATTATTTAATAAATATCTTAATGCCGTTTGGGCATTTTTTGTCATATAATCAACTTCATCAAGTATAACAAATTTCATACCTTCACCAAACATTGATTTTGATATTACAAATCCATTGATTTGATTTCGTATAATGTCAATTCCTCTCTCATCGGACGCATTAAGATGAATCATTAGTCCCTTGTTTTTTTGATTATACTTTTCTTGATACGCGTTTATAAGGTTGATAATCGTTGTAGTTTTTCCTGTTCCGGGCGGACCATAAAATAATAAATTTGGAAAATAATTATTTTCAATAATTGATATCAATATATTTTTATTTATATCATCTAAAACAATTTCATCAAAATTTGATGGTCTGTATTTTTCAACCCACGGAGTTGAATTATTTATTTTTACATTATTACTATTACTATTACTACTATTACTATTACTATTACTACTATTACTACTATTACTACTATTACTATTACTAGTATTGTCGATTATTTTATCAGTTTCAATAATATAATTCATAAATTTATTTATTATATTATTATTACTCGGTAAATAAACTTTAATTCATATTATATTCATTTTATTTATTAGTTATTTTATATTAAAATTATTTATATAAAAAATTGAATTAAAAAAGATATCAATATTAATATTATAAATCAAAATATCTCGGGTAATAAATAAAATGTCTCGCGAAGAAGGAGCGCACGGTTATCTCGAACTTATTTTAGGACCAATGTGGTCTGGAAAAACATCAACGCTTTTAAATTATTATAGACAATTTTCATTTTGTAAATTAAAAGTATGTGTAATTAATTTTAAAGCAGACGACCGTTATTCTGAAACCATGCTTTCAACTCATGATAAACAAATGATACCTTGTATTATGGGGTTTTCCATGGGAGAAATAATGCAAACCCCCGAATGCGCGCATGAAATCAATGAAAGCGATGTTATATTAATCAACGAAGGGCAGTTTTTTCAAGATATTGTTGAATTTACAACACTAATGGTTGAAAAAAACAATAAAAAAGTTTATATTTGTGGTCTTGATGGAGATTTTAAAAGAGAGAAAATTGGAAGTTTGCTTGAACTTATTCCGATGAGCGACAAGGTAGTCAAACTGCGAGCTCTTTGCGGAAAATGCAAAGATGGGACGCGTGCCCCATTTTCGTTTCGAAACACGAGTAGCACCGAACAGGTTTTAATTGGCGCAGATAATATTTATATTCCATTGTGCAGAAAATGCTACCAATTTGAAAAGGCAATGAAAGAAAACTAACCACTCTCTTAACTGTCAAACACTAATTCAAGCGCGTCTATGTATCTTACGAGTCCGACCTCGTGTTCGAGGAGTCCGAGCCCGTGTTCGAGGAGTCCGATCCCGTGTTCGAGGAGTCCGAGCCCGTGTTCGAGTCAAAGCTCTTTCATGTTTTTTATGTTTAGAATAGGATGGAGAGAATTTATTGACATCTTTTATTTTTTCATCTAGCTTTACAGCATCTCTCCCTTTTAGTGCTTTAAATTTTTCTTTTTCAATCGGGTTATAACTCAAAAACCACTCTTCATATTCACGAGTGCCCTTTTTATCTTTTAATTTATTAAACATGTGCGATTTAATATCCTTGATGTCTTTCAAGGTGACTTGTTTGCCAATGCACGGTTTTGAAAATCGTTTAAAAACGCCTTCATTTTTTGCCATGTTGTCATACTGCAAATCGTAAATGTATTGGCTCATACAAAGCAACCGATCTCGGTCATAATAGGGACGATTCATGTACAAAAACAACAAGTAGAAGCTGAGAATGGTATCCGTCGTTGCAACATTCACATCCTTGCCTTGAACACGCACGACATTGTAGTTATGACACGCACCAGGAGCCGGATCATATATAAATGCAACCGTTCTGCCGTCAACCACGAGCTCATAATGCTCAGAAATATGCTCTCCAAAATCTTCGCGCTCTTCAACAGTAACTCGACTGAAATGCCCCGTCTTTTCCAGCTTCTCTTTTATTTTGTACGCCGATTTTTTAGCATCTTCTGATAATAAATCGAATGACGGCATGGAAGAAAATAAAACGGGACGCTGCGCCTTCTTCAAATGTTCTGAAAATAATGATCGTGCATACCCTCCAAAAAATACCAGCTTTTCATTTATCGCTTCATCTCGCACCAGGTCAAATATTTCTATTTCTTTTTTTGATGGCGACATTGCCGAATCTTTTGCATTCTTCAAACAGTTTTCTCCTTTTAGCGGATAATTCTTATTAAAAAGAAGGAGGCGCTTATACACCTTTTCCCATCGGCTCACATCGCCGTCCGGACGAGACAATTCTAAATACATGGACATTCTTAAAAAATTAATAGGCGCATACAAGATCCCATTCCGTTCAATGGCTTCGCGCATCAAACTTTTAAATAGTTCCGGCTCAATAAACGTAATATCGGCAACTCCGATGAAATTCACAAACACCTTGTACGTTCCCGTGTGCATGCCGGATTTCGCCTCCACGTCATTAAACCCTTTTTTAAAGAATATATCCGCGAGCTCTTTGGCATCGTCCAATGAATTCGGCGAAAAAAAATCGTAATCTGGGATTTCTCTTTTTGTGTCATAAAATTGATCTTTTTCAGGTAAAACATTATTTATAGCGGTCCCACCATAGCAAATTAATTTTTTATTGATTAAAAACTGCTCGACAATTGCAATAATTTCCTGAACGGTTGGATTGCTTACAAGTTTTTCACCTTGATATTTTTCTATTTCTTTTTGTGACTTTTTCAATATCTCTAAAGAACTCTCTATTTTGCCACTACTCATTTTTATTTTTAAAATTTTTAAAATTTAGAATACTATATTATTTTTTGAATACCTATACACTATATTAACATTATAAAAATATTATTATTATAAAATATTATTATTATAAAATATTTTTTATAATAATAATATTTTTATAATAATTTATAATAATGATATTTTTACTGAGTATGAAAATATGTAGATATATATAAATATGCAGGCGCGTCTTTTAGATACTAAAACTATACATGTCAGATTGAAGCGGGCGGCTCGCAAACGACAGCTCCGGATTTTGCGGAGTCGGCACCGGAATGGTTTGGGGCGTAAACATCAAATCCGCCGGTTTCAATAGAAATGCGCTTTTCATAGGCCCGGCTTCAAACCACTCGTTATAAACCGCCAGGTTACCGTCTCGCAAGAGCTGACACGACATCGCCATACATTGACACCCGGCCAATGACGGTGGCATAGGATCATAATTTTCTGCCGACATGGAATAATCCGGAATAACTATCGTCATATACTGTTTATTAAATGTCGTTAATTCTGTAATATTCGGCCCATTTAGAACATCAAACACCGTTAATATTCGCAAAAATGCATTATTCGTCAAATTCGTAATTTCATACATTCGTTCTGCACCCGGCTGATACAACAACGGAATGCTCTCCACTATAATTACCACTTTACCCGAAAACTTACCTATCGGCTCGGCGCAAATACTTTTTCCGCCAAATTCGTGATTATATTCTGGAATCAAGCGATCATTTAGGTTTGATTTTATAATATCGGCCATATTATTCAACACGTCTACATCGTTGGTCTTTAATCGAAATAACAATAGCAGCGGGTCACTGGGATTTGGACAGACGTTTGAACTCGGGCTAAATGCTGATGTTGCAACTATACTCATGGCTTCATCAAATGAAACCGAATTATATGTTTCCTTAATGCACTTGTCGTCGCTTAAAGAAGTGGAAATAATGGGTTGGCCATTGTACCCATAAATTTCAAAATCCAAACACCGACAACCCATCTTAATCGCATGCTGGAGCGCGCATACATGTACATAGTCGTTTGAAAAATTTCCCGTAGAACAACAATTATATGCCGACTTTACATAATAATCTCTCAATAAGTATTTTGATGTCGGGTCGGCAGAAGCAGATGTTATCCAGCTCGAATTTAACGCCGCCGCCTTTTTACCATTCAAACGTTTACAACTTTTTGGAAGCAGTGTAATTTTATAATACATGTAATATGCGATACATCCCGCTATAAATATGATCAATGTGCATCCAATCATGTGTACAAGCGTTACGTTATTTGTCTGAGAAATAAAAGAAGACAGCTTTAATTTTAAATCTTTGGCAGCATTCTTAACACCTGAAATAGCAGTATTTACATCAGATCCAGAATCACTGGAACTAGACATTCTTGTATTTATTTTATTTACTGAAATAATAAGATAATAAGAGTCGAAATGAAATGAAATACTAAAATACTAAATCTTATATTTTATATATATTTTATTATATTTAATTGTATTAAATTAGAATTTAAAATTATAAAACTAATATATCTAGATTATATAGTATTACCATTTTTTATTCACTAAATAAATAAAATAATGGCGGGAGGATTATTAAATTTGGTGGCATATGGCAATCAAAATGTTATTTTGAATTCAAATCCAAAAAAAACATTTTTTAAAACAACATATGCGAAATATACAAATTTCGGATTACAAAAATTTAGAATTGATTTCGATGGACAAAGAAATTTAAGATTAAATGAAACTTCTAAATTCACTTTTTATATTCCACGTTATGCCGAACTCTTGATGGACACATACTTGGTAGTGACACTTCCAAATATTTGGAGCCCCATATTACCACCACAAAGCTGCAATGAGTCGTGGACGCCATACGAATTCAAATGGATTGAAAATATAGGAACTCAAATCATCAAAGAAATTACAATCTCGGTTGGAGGTCAGACGCTTCAAAAACTCACGGGAGGGTATTTGCAAGCGCTTGTAGAACGAAATTTCAATGGAACAGAGCGTGATTTATATAATCGCATGACGGGTAACATTGCGGAGTTGAATGATCCCGCTTATTATTCATCCAATAATGGAAAATATCCAAATGCTTTTTATAATTATACCAATAACCAAGCAGGCATCGACCCGTCTATTCGTTTCAGAAAATTGTACATTCCCATCAATGCGTGGTTTACGCTGAGCAGCAAAATGGCATTTCCTTTAGTTGCGCTGCAGTATAACCAACTTCAAATCGACATTACGCTACGACCCGTTCGCGAACTGTTTGTTATTCGTGACGTTTCAAATCGAGCAACAGGGTCTGATACTGCTGTGCCAAGCACCGCGAATCTCGAACCGCCTTATTTTCCCGAATATGTTACTCCGAATTACATTCAGCCGAATTTTAATGATAACTTGCAACAATTTTATCGGTTTATTCAACCGCCTCCAAATATCGAACTGAATTACGGAAACTCCACTAGAAGCGATTGGAATGCAGATATCCACCTTATGGCCACTTACTGTTTTCTTTCTGCCGATGAAGCCAAACAATTTGCATCCGTGCCTCAACAATACCTCATTAAATCGGTATATCAATGGGATTTTGAAAATGTTACAGGAAGTCAACACGTGTGGCTGCAAAGCACGCTAGGTATGGTCGCCAGCTGGATGTTTTACTTTCAAAGAAGCGATGCATATCTGCGAAATGAATGGGGAAATTATACAAATTGGCCCTACAAATATAAACCCAACGGATTGCTGCCGGCACCTCCTGGACCGCTTCCATGGAATCCGCCTGTCGGATGTGATCCTCTATCCACGCAGGCGGATTATGGTCCCGGTTGGAATCCCGCTCTGAATGCATCTACCGGTTATTTTATTACGCCACCATTTAGCGTTGAAAACCAGAAAGATATCTTGTTAAATTTGGGGATTTTACTAGATGGAAAATACAGAGAAAATGTTTTGGATTCCGGAATTTATAATTACTTGGAAAAATATACAAGCGGTCGTGGTTCTGCAACCGATGGACTTTATTGTTATAATTTCTGCCTAAATACTGAACCGAGTGAATTTCAACCTTCTGGCGCAATTAATGCAAGTAAATTTTCAACAA